GTATGCTCATATGATGTGATATCAGAGGGCGTTGATGTGCCTATTCTAGCTGGATGTATCATGCGTAGACGCACCAATTCACTAACAACATACTTACAGCAAGCAGGTAGAACATTAAGGCTTTATGAGGGAAAAAAACAAGCACTCATAATAGACCAGTGCGGGAACATATTCATTCACGGGCATCCGCTTGAAATTAGAGAGTGGGATTTATACAGTAAAAAACGTAAACCAAAAAAGGATGCTGATGATGAGATAGAGGTTACACAGTGCCCCTCATGTTATGTGGTTTTATCTGGAAAACCTTCAGTATGCAGCATCTGTGGTCACGTGTTTAATTCTAAAGTTGATATGCAATCAAGTAAAAACATAGATCAAATATACGCAGACATGCAGATTATTAGAGGACCACAAATTTCAGAAATATCCACAACCATATCTGACATATTATCATACAGCCCTGAAAATAGAGACGATGTTATTATTGATAAAATAATAGCTGATGCTTCTAGTGGTGACAGTGTTGATACTGTTCAGGAGCGTTTAAACGCTCTAGCTGCAGCATTTGGAAAAAATAGCAAATGGGCTAGTCATGTGTGGAATAAATATATAAAAACAGAGGTGCGATGATGAATAGATATGTGTGTAATTGTGGAAACGAATTTGATTCAAAAAATAAAGTAACATCAGTATGTCCTGCTTGTGGCGAACAGGCGAGAAGATACAGACAGATGTGTCTTAAGTGTAATGAAGTGGAAGTCATTAGGGAGAGGCGTGGCGGTCTGTGTGATAATTGCAATTCAAACTCAGGCGAACATAAATACAAGTGCCGTGTTTGTGATAACGAGTTTAGATCTAGAAATTCATCAAATTCAAAATGTCCAGATTGCGGAAATGTTGCATACACGCACATTATAAAGTGTGCTAATTGTTCTGAAATATTCCATACAAGTAGCTATCTTATCGACACATGCAAAAAATGTTCAAACAGTATGAACGTTAAGCCAGTCAGCTATTATTTAGAAAATAAGGAGCTATTCGGAATAGATAAACAGGATTTAAAACATCTAAAAGAAGTTTTAAAAGACTTCAATATAAGTGATGAAATTAAAATGCATACCAATTGGAGGATTGTAATTCTCTGCGGACATCATTTTTACACAAGCCCTGAGTTGATTCCAGACATTTTAAAATGTAAAACATATGAAGATGCTTATAAATCTACATTGATCGCTACTGAGACACATAGAAGCTCATCTTTGGATGGTTTTAATAATTGGTAAGGAGGATAACATGCCATGTAAAGGGGTCAATATTCAAGATTTTGTTAATGCTGCCAAAGCTATAACTGCGAGTGGTATTTCATGTCGCATAATTAATGGGGAGTATAAGCTACTTAGAAAAGTTAAACACCCTGTATGGTATAGTATATGGAATTTTGGAAAATTAAGATCATACCATTATGAAGGAAAATGGATATATATTGACTTATAATCAATATAGTGTATACTAATCATATCAATTGCCTCTACTCGATTGAACTTGGTTAAATTTACCTCAAAGCATAAGCCCCTTAATTGGGGCTTTTTGCTTTTTATAGGCAATAAAAAAGCCTCCTTATTAGGGAGGCTTTAGCTATTTTAAACTGGCGATTACAACCAACCATTATTTTCTGGTTCTGGTTCTGGTTCTGGCTGTTCTGGCTCAGTATAATCAGCATCAATAACAGTTCCAGCACCCATTTTATCAGCGTTATTATCAATTAAATCTTCTGCTGCTGACGCTATATCATCATATTTAGCATCTTCCTGCTTTTCTGCTTCTATTTCTAAAGCTCGCTCAAGTGCAGGTTTAATTATAGCATACGGCTTCGATTCAGCTTTAAGTACTGTCTTAATCATCATCTGCTCTGGTGATGTATGCCAAGGTGTAGGAGTTGGCTTGTTTACATATTTGTCGCCACCATTATATCCAGCGCCTGGGATTTTGAAATATACATTACCGCTGTTTTGTATCTTCTGAGCACCTGCAATTTTTTCAGCCATACAATTGTTATATAGAGACTCAGATTCAATATAAGACTTCCAAGCTGTTGAGAAGTTGTCTCTTACTTTGTTAATCCGCTCTATGTCCCAATACTTCACGATGGTTCTTTTTCCTTCGCCTTCGATAGGTGTAAACCGAACCCAAACACCTATAATCTCACCACGTCCACCCTTGCCGATATGTGTTTTATGTGACACTTCACCTGCTGCTTCATCAATAATAACAGAGTCATTTTCATAAACAATTGCCCAATCGACATCAGCAAATAGAGGCGTAGGTTCTGATATTAGTATCTTTCTGTAAGCCTCTGCTTTCATGAATAGTTTGGCTTCTGATACTTTTACGTCTTTACCACCGCTTTTAACCGTTCTTTTGTACGGTATGGCATAAGCTTCAGTACCAATCATGACACCATATTCAGTAGCATCATTCATTAGTTGTACTATAGACATTTTACCTTGCGGAGTCTGAAAACACTCTGCCAGCTTAGTATCAGATGATAATTGACCTGCCAGCCTGTTAAAAAACTTCTCTCTAGCACTCTCACCGCCAAATTTTAGATGTTCAGGTGCTAATTTCCATATTTCAACGCCCTTTTGCTCTACGTATGCTAATAGATCATCTTTTTTTTGAACTAATGAAACTATCGCATTTGAATCTTGATTACTCATTTCATATACCTCCTATCATTGCTTTTTATTAATTCTTTTTCTTTTAACAGCTTATATATATCAGGATGCTGTTTTTTAATCTCGGATAGCTTTTCAATACTTTCAACCGAGCTTAATACCTGAGTAGCTATTTTAGTCCCATCGGTTAATTGAAGATATTTATTACTTCCGCAGAGCATGCCAAGTGCACTGTTTATATCGTCAATTTCAGACTCTATTACTTTCTTTTTAGCACCGAGGTGTTTTTTTCTGTCTTTCATAGCTACAGCTTCAAGTGCTTTTTCGCCTGACACGTAAGATACAAGATTGTCAACGTTTGGCATCAGTTTTTTCACATCACCATAATTAGTGGGTTGTGGTGGCTTATCATTTGTCATATGCCACTTAAACTTTGATGCAACCTCTAATAGTTTGCTCTGGATTTTTTTATTAGATTTTACAATCCATCTGCCTTCTGTATTCGTGTCAACTAATGCCCTAACTACTGTCTGATCTATACCTGAGCATAGCATTTGCCATTGAGTTTGAACATAGACTCTTATAGGTATCCCATTTTCTGTTGAGTCGTTAAAATCGTAACCGTCAAAGCCTGATCGTCTTATATTTGCGAATCTGCGACCTGATTTAGCCTCTGTGAGTATCATCTCATCAAGACATAGCATATCAGGGTGAGCTATTGCCCATTCAAATTCAGGATGAATAAACCTAACAAACGGATAGTAATTTGTTGACGGATTCCAATTCGACTGCCTACTGTTCTGATATGTGTAGTAGTCTATTTTGAATTTTTGAGCTTCATCAGGATTAGATAACTGCTCAACTTCTCTTGATAGTATGATGCCCTCAAGCTCATGCCCTAACTGGGTTGCATCGTTACCAGTCCATGCCTCAACACGCCCTGTTTTTACTTCCCACAAGTCATAGGGAGTTGTATAAGACGATAAGCCCAATAATATAGGTATTTCACTCGCCCCAACGCTAAAACGCCTTGATTCATGAAAATCTTCGTCTGATGTTATAAATCTAAAATCGTTCACAACTGAAACCTCCACTTTCAACTTCACGAACTACAACGGCTTCACCACCAGCTTGTGACACACAGTTTAAAAAGTTCTTTTGATCTTTTTTCAAGGTATCCTTGACTGTTTTTAATTCGTATGCACAAAATACTGCTACAGTCTGACCAACCATATCAGGCGTGATCTCAATTGATCGCCAACCCAACAAGTCAGCACCGCCTTTTTCTGGAATGCCAAACTTCACAGGAGCACCATTAACATTATATGCTATCCCTGAGTTATTTCTGAAAAGCCTAGTAGTTATGTTTTTCGGCTGAAATGCATCAAGAAATCTCTTTCTAAATGATGATTCACTCATAATATTGCCTCCTATCTATAATAATACATGAATATTTTTATATGTCAAACTATAAAATTGTTGACATTAATATATATATCATATATTATTGTTAAAAATGGAGGAGATTAGATATGAGTGATGATATTTGCCCTATAGATGAAGTGATACTTTTTATTAGCAAAAATAAAAGGAACGGAGTTAATCAGGGAAGGATTGCAGATTTAGCAGGCTTGAACAAAAATACTGTATCCGCTACTCTGTTGCGAAAGAGAGTACCAAACTATCAGACGTTACTACAGATTCAAAAAGCAGTCGAGATTATAAAAAAAGAAATCGCTGAAAACGAAGCGTAAAAAAAGGGGCATTTAAGCCCCTTCTCTATTTAAGTTCTAATCTTGTCTGCAACCGCTGTTTCGATTGCGAGGTTCATAAGACCGCTTGACATCTCGATGCCCTTATCTTGAAGCCTCTCCATTACCATGCCTTTTGCAATAGAAAACTTCTCAGAGCCTTCTACACCGTCATGCTCTTTGTCCACGTCAATAACAGTCTCTGTTACAGCATCAGCAACAGCATTAACCACTTCAACAGCCATTTCTTTCGCAGCCCATAATAGTATCGTCTTAAGCATCCTACACCTCCAAAATTTGTTTAATTTCCAGTTCAGCATTCTTGATATAATTTTTATCATTATATGCTTTTTCTATATCTTGCCATTCGCCTGTCAGAATTTGCAAAACATTCAGCCTAGATCTTTTCCCTGACTGATTATACCAGCGAGAATTTATCATCTCTTTAGCACAATTTAATATGTTTTCGTTCTTGACAGAAAGCAGCATTCTTTTAAATTTAAGAAATCTAAATACGCCTAACTGATATATCATATCAATCATAACAGCCTTTCTAGCATCATTCAGAGCTTCATAGCCATTAATGATTTTTTCTGCTGAGACTATACAATCTTTGATATCAGAAGTGAGTAATCTATCAGCTAGTTTTTTTGTGAAGCCGTGATTAAGTACCTCAGTGATGCTTTCTGTATCAAATCCACGATCTTCATAATTGTAACCATAACCTACTGTCCATTTGCCTTGCGAACACAGATATGGTTTATCACTGTAACCTTCGTGAGTTTTAATTTTTTCTTTTAAATTGTCTAGCAATTTACACCTCATCCTTGCGGATTTTACATTGAGTATGACCGCTTTTAATAAGACTCTCAAAACATGTTATAACTTGATTAAACACTAAAAGCACTCCCATATCAAAAAGCCACCATAGCCAGTGTATAGTATCATCATGTATATTCAGTTTACCCATATTTAAAATAAACCAGTATGATTGTGTCAAAATAAATATAATCATCAACAAGATTATACTATGCATCATCCTGACACCTTTCATACAGATCATACATTCAATTTTTTTATCTACACCTGCCTGACTATCTATATAAGCAGATATTCGCACTGCTCGCCATGTCACATATATAGCCATTAAGATTGTAGGAGTCATTGTTAAAACTACATCTAACCATATCATTGTTTCATCCTTTTTATAAACCTATCAGCTAAAATTGAAACTATATCTCTGGATGCATATCCAGATATAGCGACCGTTGCAGAGCGTGCATTTTCAGACATTTCAAAATCAGAAGTTAACCAATATACTAACACACCTGCGAATGCAGCAGTCAATATTCCTGAAAACATCATACTAAGTGTATAATGTTTGTTATTTTCTTTTTCACGTGCAATTCTCACCAGACCACCAAAAATAGCAATAATTATTGGAATTACAATATCATTTATTATTGCCATAAATTTATGCTCCACACGTCACCTCACTTATTTATAATTATTAAAATCCTTTTTATAGCTCAAAAGCTTCATAAAAAACTCTGTTGTAGCCGTCTGCTTTGACTTCTGCTATACCATTTCTATTAGGATCAGCAGTTGAGGCTGAACGCATCCATAAAGTTACTTCATAATCACCAGCAGGCAATTCAATCGCTCCGACAACAGGCAAAATAGCGTAGTGGTCTTCTGAGCCAACAATATTACATCCTGTTTTTGAACCTTCTAACCATGCACCGTTAATTTGCAATTGAAGTGCTACCATGACAGCTTTGTCAGGTACATAAACGCCTCGGTGGTGACAATCGACATGACCGCTCGCCTTAAATATTCCAGCTTTGGTCAGTGAAAATGACCATGTAAATTGAGATATTATACTAAAATCAATCGGTAAATCAGGACTTCCTGTAATTGTTTCTATAAACTTCTGATAATTTTCCATTAATAATACTCCTCTATAATTACTACACCCTGAAAACCATTTCCACCATCACCATTAGCTGTTGAGTTGTAGCTTAAACAAGCACCACCACCTAATCCATATACAGTTGCATCTATGCCATCTATGCCAGTTCCAGAAGTGTCTAGTGAGCCACCCAAAATGGAACTGCCTGATAGACTACCACTTGATGGAGTTCCCCCCGATCTGTAAGCACTTGTAGCGTCTCCACCTTTAGAGTTAATGTCTCCACCGCTACTTACACCGCCATCGCCACCATTACCACCACCATATCCAGCACCTCCGATCTCGCCAGTACCGCCACCGCCTCCGCCAGCGATAATATTTACACTGAGTGATGTAACTGTTGTATCACCACCGTCTACACCATTAACACCAGCCAATCCACCAGCACCACCAGCACCGATAACAATCGTATAGCTTGCATCAACTGTATCAGTTAACAGTTCAGAAGCACCACCGCCTCCGCCAGCGCCTGATAGAGCAGATGTGCCACCCCCCTGACCATCAACACCACCGCCACCGCCACCGCCTCCGATAGCTTTAATTCTGATTGACTTAACTGCTGATGATGGACTATATGTTGTTGAAGCTGTTATGATCGTGGATACTACTTTAGTATCCGTATTCACAATTTCAAATCTATCGCTAGACAGGTTATATCTAGCTGTCACATATGCATTTGATTTTATTCTACCAGATGTTAGTGCAGTACCGTCTGGCTCTTGGATACTCTTGATGCCGAGTCCAGATACGTTAACTGTTGATGCTCCTGTGTTTGCATTAGATGTTTTAAACATGACCACCATGCCATCAATGTAAGATGATAGTGGTTGAAGAGTTGTTGATCTTGATAAAACATAAGCATTAGCCGTACCTGATTCTTGATAGTATTCAGAAGCAGAACCGTATACGGACATAGCTTTTCCGAACATATTTAAATCAGAGTCAGGACCAACAGAAGGGTCTAATGTCTGACCAGTGCCTGTTACAACATTTTGTAATTCGCTTTTTAAATTAGCGTTAAATTCGTCTCCTGACAATGTATCTACATTATCAACTTTAGTTTGAATATCTCTCATTTTAACCTCTTAGTTTATAAATTTAATCTGTGTGTTAGCTGGCGCAAGCTGTTCAAGTATACATTTTAAAAAAACTTCACCACCAGTCGTAAACGGAATAGGAAAAGGGAGAGGGAATGTATTACCAGTCACTCCGCCTGACAAAAATCTTATATATATAGTATGTGATGATGTTCTTCTATTTGGTGAAAAAACAATTGGAAACTTAAGGGGAAAAACAGAAATATCAACACCTGATATCACTTCAATATCATAGCCAAATATAGATGCTAAATTTATAAAGTCTTCAGACGTCTGTATTCCACCGAAATTTGTTAATTTAAATAATACTAAATCACGTCTGTATTGAAGTGTGAAATCGTTTGGATTTTGTATGCACGAACTCGGAATACCTACAGACCTCTCCCACTGCTCTATTAATGCGATAGTCTGGTTAACGTCTATTTCTTTTGAAACTTCTTGTATTTTAAGATCAATTCTATAAAACTCGTATGCAAGCCCTCTTATAAGTAGTCCTAAGTTACTATTGGGATTAATCTTCTGACTCCATAGTCTACCCAATGGCATATGGTTAGCTATCATTATAGCATTCTCGTCAACTGTAAGTGGATTAAATATAAACTTATTACTCATTAAAATATAACATCCCCTTTAAGAAGCACAGTACCTAAAGCAGAAGATACATCACCAGTTGGAGTTGATAAAGTGAAAGACTCAAGCTGGTTGCCCGTGTCGCTATCAAATGACTGTATTATAGCTGATCTATATTTATCTTCTGTCATTGTAGTTTCAAAAAAGTTATTGTCTTCAAATAGTGCTATAATATTTTGTTCGATAGAATTTCGCATAGTAGTAGTATCAGGTATTATGCTTGTAAACGTGAAATCGACATTTTGACCAGTTGGAGCGAGTACAAAAACATCATCATCCGAACTATTCGCTGGTAATATATCAACTATCACTTCTCTAACCTGCTCAATTTCACCAGCATCAGGAATTGGATTATCGTCATTCTCTCTTAAAAAATAAACCGTAACAGCACCAATATATGGAGTTATGCGTTTTATAAAAACTTTTGTTACACCTGCAACAGATAAAGCCTGTTTTTCTATCGCAGCTACATTAAAATTAGCTACTGGATTAGTTCTTGACTGCAACACTCTAACTCTTAAATCACTATCTGACTCAAGATCAGCACCACCTTTGATGCCGTTAAAATCTACCAGAGCATCATAATCAACACCAGTGATATGTGTGATTAACGACACTACTATACCTGTATTTAGGTTCTTATCAGAGCCTGTATCTACTGATTGAATCTCAACATAGGCTGTATCATATGAAGCCATAATAGTTCCAGTTGCAGGAGTTACAGGAGTGCCAGCTATGTCATATGTAAATTCTGAAGCAGATGTCACTGTAACAACGAATGTTCCATTATATTCTGACTGGTCCGCACCTGATATATCTACGGATACCCCTGATGCAAGATTATGATTTGATGATAGTGTAACTATTGCTGTTGAGCCTGATCTTGTGATTGTTACGCCAATAGTTGAATTTGTTATATTAATATCAGCTTGAGTTTCGTAAATGCTACCTTCTGAATTTTTGATCTGAGTACCTAAAGGGATATTAGTTGCTAGTGTTCCTTGAAAAACAACATTTCCAAACGCAACAGAAGCAGGGCTTCTTGTAATACCTTCATATTCAGCCCACCTATCAAGATATTCACCTGTTGAAGTAGTAGGGAAAAACTGCACTAAAAGTTGTTCTATTTTTAAATAAATATCATAAACTCTGCCACCCAAAGATGTAACAGTTGCATATGCGAAGCTGTTTTCAATATTTGGGTCAAGTGATGGTAGTAATTTTCTGATATCCGTTTTAATTCTATCTATTATATTTTGAAGGCTAGGAAAATTAATCATATGCCTGTGACCTCCCAAAGTCTGATATATTCTTTGCTTGTGACACCATTAGTATATGTTATTTTAACAGAAATTTCTATACCGCTTCTTGGAACTATATCACCTTTTACATTAATATCTGATGCTATATTCTGTTCAAGCATCCATTGTAAGCTTTTTGAAATTGAATCTACAACTAGATTTCTGGTATTTATATTTAATCTTCTCTGCTCATAAAGCCATAATAGTGAGCCTATTTGAGTCTCATCATCTGCATTAAATTGGTTAATCATCCACCCACGTCTTTTTTCAGGCTTCGGCACGTCCGCACTGTCAGCCCTCTGATCTGTAAATATTGATACAAATATATTAGTGTCATACCCATCGATCATCTTAAATTGACCATTTTCAATAATTAAATCATAATCTGCTGTGAGCTTTAAGTCTGCCATTTGACACCTTTTTTTATACTATTGAGGTAATTAAGCCTTCGGTAACAGTGATAGTCTTACCATCATTGCTTGTAAATGTTCCACTAACCCCATCATTCCCAGATATATTAAAACCTGAATCTGATCTAATTCCACCGCTAGAAGTTAAATTACCGTTGACTTGAGTATCAGCATTTATTGTTTTTAATGCTGATGTCTCTGTATTTGTACCAGTAACATTAGTTATAAGATTATTCTTGACTTCAACTTCAATATCTCCGTTCTGTTTTAAAAATATGTATGAACCAGATATATAATTAAATAATACGACCTCACCAGATTTAAGATTTTTAAATCTATTCGGCATATCGTCAGCAATCCCAAATTTAACGGACTCCTGACATTGAGCACTAAAAAGCACCACTAATGAATTTTCAGGAGGATTACTACAAAGCCCATACGGAGATAATCTAGTATAATCAGTTGATTTACTATTGTATGTCGCTTGTGATACTGGATAAGCACCTGAATCACTTCCTACAACCGATATAAAAGCCTGTTTTATCATATTTAAAACTTTGTTCATGAGTAAAAGACATCTCCTGTTTTTTCCCTAGCGGACTCTCTCTGATCTTGTTCAGCTTGCAATGTATACGCATCCTTGTAAGTCATAGTTAAAGCAGTCTCAGAACCTGAATTTATATCATAAGTATATTCTAAAGATTTAATTAACAATATAGCATTTATGTTACAAAAATCATCTTTAACTCGTATCTGTGTGTTATTTCTCCATATCTCTTCAGCAAAGCTATGACCTTGTACCTTTGCGGAATAATTTAAACTTCTGGCTCGTCTAATGTTAGACTCCCATGAAGCACGCTCATTTAGTGTTTGGCTATCTGATGATTCTTCTGCATTCATTTCAAAAAAACGTGTATTCCTAATTAATGAATCACTTGCTGAACCTGATTGATTAGATATATCTTGAGAATTGAACGAATCAGTTAAATTTGTAGGGTTTAACTGACTCTGAATACTATATTTATTATATCTATTGCTTGTTGTGATCTCAAGATTAGCAGATTTTATATTATTAGCTTGACCGCCAACCTCGTGATATAGTGTTGTTTCTGATTTAGAATTACCAGCACGAGTTAAAACAAGATTACCTTGTCCATTTGTTGTTAATAATATTTGTCTTTTTCTTGCAAACTTTTCAAGAAATTCAAACGCACCATCACCAACGTTAGCTGATGTTAGTTCAGTGTCTTTAAATAAATCAATACCGCCTGACTCATCGATGATCTGTATGTTTGTAAGACCAATATCATCAAGTATCTTTCGTGCTATATTTAAAAACGATACATTACCCTTGAACTCTTTTGTCTTTCCTACCGAACTATCTATTAAATCACAAAGTAAATCTCT